TTTCAATCCAAGGGGCCGACGGCGATAATCTGCCTCCTTCAGCGGTAACTCCTGTTCCGCAGAATGAGGCGGATGCGTCCGACTACTATGTAAGTAGTGGTTTTTACGGCCAATATGTTGATATTGAAGGTGTCTTTCGTAACGAATATGATCTCATCAAGAGATACAGAGAAATGTCTCTGCATCCAGAGTGTGATGAGGCCATTGAAGATATTGTAAACGAAGCGATTGTCTCCGATCTTAACGATAGCCCTGTTGAGATCGATCTTCAAAATCTTAATGTGAGTGATAATCTTAAGAAAGTCATTCGCCAAGAATTTAAATATATCAAAGACCTTTTAGACTTTGATAGTAAAGCCCACGAACTGTTCCGTAACTGGTACGTCGATGGGCGCGTTTATTATCACAAAGTTATCGATCTGAAGAGACCTCAGGACGGTATTCAAGAACTTCGATTTATTGACGCACTTAAGATTAAGTATGTTCGTAGACAGAAGAAGGAAGATAATAATTCACCATTACTGAGAGACAGTAATCAAGACGCAATTACAAAGTCTCCTATTATTGAGGAGTACTTTGAATACAATCCAAACTCTGGTAAGTCTGGTCAAGGTTATCTGCCGACAGCAGCTGGTACTAAGTCAGGGGCAGTAAGAATTGCAAAGGATGCGATTACATATTGTACATCTGGTCTTGTAGATAGAAACAAACATACGACTCTTTCTTGGTTGCACAAGGGTATCAAAGCTCTTAATCAACTGAGAATGATTGAAGATGCTCTGGTCATCTATCGTTTGTCTAGGGCTCCAGAACGTCGTATTTTCTATATCGACGTTGGTAATCTTCCGAAGGTAAAGGCAGAACAATACCTTCGTGAAGTCATGAACCGTTATCGTTCTAAACTTGTATATGATGCTAACACGGGTGAAGTTAGAGACGATAAGAAATTCATGTCCATGTTGGAAGACTTTTGGCTTCCACGCCGCGAGGGAGGGCGCGGTACAGAAATCTCTACCCTTCCTGGCGGGCAGAACTTAGGTGAAATCACTGATATTCAGTATTTCCAAAAGAAACTCTATAAGGCCTTGGGCGTGCCCGAAACCCGTCTCGGTGGAGAAGGTGGTTTCAACCTTGGCCGTTCCTCAGAAATTCTGAGAGACGAACTTCGTTTTAACAAGTTTGTTGGTCGTCTTCGCAAGAGATTCTCTAACATGTTCCTTGACATGTTGAAGACTCAGTTACTTCTTAAGAATATAATTGCTGCGGAAGATTGGGCCTATATCTCGGAACATATTCAGTTCGATTACATTTATGATAATCATTTTGCAGAACTGAAAGAGGCAGAACTGTTCCAAAACCGTATGGGTAACTTGGCTCAGGCCGAACCCTATGTTGGTAAATACTTCTCACAAGATTATCTGCGTAGAAAGATCTTGCGTCAAACTGATGATGAGATTATCGAACAGAATAAATTGATTGAACAAGAAATTGAAGCAGGTCTGTATGTTGATCCTGTCGCACAAACTGCGATGGATATGGAACAACAAGCTGCAGATATTGCGTCAACAGAGGCTCAAACTGCAGCAACTTTAGACCCACAAGTAGGAGGTGAACAGGAAACTGCAGCCCCTGAAGGTGGGGAAATATAAATAATTTGTAGTGTATTCCAAATATCATGAACCCTACTGAATTGATCGACCTAGTACTTAATGATGCACCGGCTCACGAGATCTCTGACGGTATCAAAAATATTTTGATGCAAAAGTCTTCGGATCGTCTAGAGATTGGAAGACCTGTAGTAGCTGCAGATCTTTTCGGTGACAGTGATGACTTAGTTGATGATGAGGATGAAGTAACTCAAGAGGACCCTACTGAGGAAGAAGATGGCTAGGATTATTTTAAAAGGTGACGAGGAAATTATTGCTGCTGGTATTGGTAATAGTACCAATGCAGGTAATGCAAAATTAGCTCGTGTCTACAATCCATCCAGTTCGGCTGATGCGATTGTATATGTAGTTGATCCTACTGGTGCCAATGAATACTCGGGTATTGGTTCTGTAACTCTTGGTCCTCAGGTGACAGAATTTTTTGAGAAACAACCTTCATACAATATCTACGGGAATGCAACTATTCACGTAGCTCCTGTCGGATACGGTGCAAACTAATGAAACTAATCAGAGAAGAAATCGAACAGGTAGAAGTTATCGTTGAAGAACGCAACGGTAAGAAGAGCCTGTGTATCGAAGGTATTTTCCTTCAAGGCGATATTAAAAATCGCAATGGAAGAATGTATCCTTGTTCAACCCTTGCAAAGGAAGTTGCTCGTTATAACGAGGCCTTTGTAAACAAGGGACGTGCTCTTGGTGAACTCGGTCACCCAGAAGGTCCAACCGTGAACCTTGATCGCGTATCTCACAAGATCACTTCTCTGAGACAAGAGGGTTCAAACTTCATTGGTCGTGCAAAGATCCTCAGCACACCAATGGGAAACATCGCAAAGTCTCTCCTCGATGAGGGAGTAAAACTCGGTGTTTCTTCCCGTGGTATCGGTTCTATCCGTACCAACAATGAGGGTGTAAACGTTGTCGGTGAAGACTTTATGCTCGCCACCGCAGCGGACATCGTTGCTGATCCATCTGCTCCTGATGCCTTCGTCGATGGCATTATGGAAGGAAAAGATTGGGTCTGGGACGGTGGAATTCTCCGCGAAAAGTATGCTGAGAAAACCTATAAACAGATCAATACTCTTGCTGACAGCCGTCAACTGCAAGAGAATAAACTCAGACTCTTTCAAGATTTTCTTGGAAGTCTCTGATACATAAATAAAAAAAGATTAACTACTATTATCTAAAGTCTAATCGGAGAGTTCAAATGTCCGTTGGTAACGATTTACAAGAAATGGAAGTAGGCACTGTTCAATCCAAGACTGCCGTTAACTCTGGTGCGAAAGCTGGGGACCCTATGCCAAGTGTTCCCCCCAGTGCTGTTCCAGGTCAAGCAATCGAAGATCTCGGCGGACCTACTCCCGAAAACTATCGTGCAGATGACGATAGTGCTAAACTGAAAGAGCCACGTCTCTCTCATGTTTCAAACGTCGTAAACGCTCGTGCTGCTAAAGCAGATCCCATGCCTACTCTTGGTAAACAGGCCTCCTATGAGGAGACCGAAACTCCCGAAGAGGAGACCATCACTGAGGAAGAAGTCACTGAGACTCCTGAGTACAGTGTAGAAGAAGACATGGCTGCTCTGTTCTCTGGTGAAGAACTCACCGAAGAGTTCCAAGAGAAAGCAAAGACGATTTTTGAAGCTGCTATCAATTCCAAAGTTGCTCAGATTGCTGAGGACATGGAGAGGAAGAATGAGGAGCGTATCGTAGAAGAAATCGAAACTGTCAAGTCGGCTCTGGTCGAGCGTGTAGACGCTTACCTTGAGTACGTCGCTGACGAATGGCTGCAAGAAAATGAGATTGCAGTCGAACATGGTCTCAAGTCCGAAATGACCGAGAGCTTCCTCTCGGGTATGAAGGACCTTTTTGAAGCACATTATGTATCCATCCCTGACGAAAAATATGATGTAGTTGAGAATATGGTCAACAAACTTGATGAAATGGAGACTAAACTCAACGAGCAGATCGAGAGAAACGTTTCCCTTAACCAGCGTCTGGCTGAGTCCACCGCTGATGGGATCGTCTCGGAAGTTGCTGAGGGTCTTGCCCTGAGTCAGAAAGAGAAGCTCGCCCAACTCGCTGAGAGTGTTGAGTTTGAGAGTGAAGAATCATATCGTGAAAAACTGTCCACTCTGAAGGAGTCTTACTTCGGCCAGAGTGTTCAGAAAGAGACCTCCGAACAGGTGCTTACCGAAGAAACTGCCACCCCAGATTATTCTGGATCGATGGCTGCTTACATGAGCATCCTGGATCGCGTCAAAAAGTGAATTTAAGATTATCAAACTAAACCCTTAACCTGTAAAAGCAAATGTTCCAATCTGAGCATCTGCAGGAGAAGTGGGCGCCCCTTCTGAACCATGAAGGCCTTGGCGAAATCAAGGACGCCCACCGTAGAGCGGTCACCGCTTGCCTGCTGGAAAACCAAGAGAGATTCCTCTCCGAAGAAAGAAGCTTCCTGAGCGAAGCCCCCACCAATGCCGTCGGTTCTAACGGTTTCACTGGTTCTGCTGCTGCAGCCGGTCCTACCGCTGGTTTCGACCCCGTTCTGATCTCGCTGATCAGACGCTCCATGCCTAACCTGCTCGCATATGACCTGTGCGGTGTGCAGCCAATGAACGGTCCTACTGGACTGATCTTTGCAATGCGCTCCCGTTACGAGTCTCAGTCTGGC